GACCAGCTACAAACAAAAGCCTGATACACAGCTAGCCGACTATCGGATGCAGCTCGGTGCTTATGTGCAGGCCATTGAGCAGATGTATGACATTGAAATTAACGAAGCGCATTGCGCCATCGCCATTTATGACCCCGACACAGAGAAGGGGCAAGAAGCACAGGTGGTGAGCCTATCGGCAGGGGAATTGGCCATGCAAGCGGGCTTGATGGTGCAGAAGACGCAACAGTATTTCTTCGATCACTATCCGGGCGGCTTGCCCTTAACAATTTCTATGGACCGTGGTGCGTAATTTTCTGGCGAAACGGGATTAAGCTATGGCAGCCCGTCCAGGGCCCACTACACTCCGTTGAGGAACAACCAATGCCCTCTGGCAATCTGCCCGTATTTAGCGGCACCGTCGATCTCACTCCCGACATTCTCAATGCCGCTAAAAAAGCCGGCCCCAACGCCCAAGGTAACTACAGCTTCCGCGTGGCGCTGTGGGACAACGACAAGCGCGATAAGGACACTTCCCCTCATTACAAAGGGCAAGTGACCGTCAACAAGATGGAGAACAGCCCCAAGGCTTATTCCAGCTTCTGGAAGAACGATGGCAACGGCGCTGGCAGCAGCAGCCGCTCCTCGTCTTCCGACGATCTGTTCTGATCATGAAGCGCTCCGAACCCATTGACTGGCCAATCTACCTTTTGGCAGTTGGCATTGTCTTGGGCGTTAGTTTTGGAGCGGCTTGTTTAGGGGCATGGGCGGTCCAGGCAATCTGGCCGTCCGTGCCTTTTTGGCCTGCTGCAATTCTTGTTTGGCTCACCATGGGCTTGCTCTCTCGCTCTTCAAACGATGCTTCTCGCTGACAAGGAAATCAGCATCCTCGCTGAAAACGACATCATCTTCCCCTTCACTGGCGAAAAGCGTCGTGAGCTTGATAATGGCACCAGGGCACTGTCCTATGGCCTGTCGCATGCTGGCTACGACCTCCGCTTGTCCCCCAAAGGCTTCATGGTCATCGACAACAATCAGGAAGCCAAAGCCCTGGATGTGAAGCGCTTTGATGAAAGCCTGATGTATGAAGCTACGCCCATTAAAGAACTTGGCAGCACATTCTTCGTCCTTCCTCCTTTTTCCTACGCACTAGGCGTTAGCCTTGAGCGCATCTCGATGCCCAACAATGTAATGGGCATCACGGACGGGAAAAGCACGTATGCAAGACAGGGCACCATCATTAACGTTACGCCAATTGAGCCTGGCTGGTCTGGCTTTCTCACTATTTGTATTGTCAATCCCTTGGCTTTTCCGGCTCGCATCTATGCCAATGAAGGCATAGTGCAAATTATGTTTATGCAGCTTTCAAGCGACGTAGACAAAGCCTATGGTCGGGGAAAGTATCAAAATCAAGGCGCTAAAGTATCTTTTGCTGCCGTCTGATGCGTGAGTGCTCTTGAAGATCAGTTTCTCGGGCTATGGCAGGCTCACTATCCCGATCTTCCATTAATCAGGGAATTTAGTGATGTGCCCACTTGGGAAGCTGATTTTCAGGAGCGCTATGCAAAATCAAAACGATCCAAGCGTTATCGGGCTGACTTCGCTCACCTTCCATCCAATAGCCTCATTGAAATCCAAGGAGGCACTTTCAATAGAGGCCGTCACGTTACCGGCAGTGGTTACGAGCGTGATGCCAGAAAGTTCAACCTTGCCACTATTGGCGGATGGAGAGTGTTCTTGCTAACTAGCCAAACGGCCAAAGACGCCTTTTGGCTCGCGAAGATCGCCGCTGCACTTCGTCATTGACCATTTGCGTGGCTTCGTCGAGCAGTTCAGCAGCAGCTTGTAAGTCCCATTCCTTCATTGACATGGCCTGGCGCAGCTCTAAGTTTTCTTTCACGAGCGAGCCAACGGCCTCCTGCATATTGGACCAGCCCTCCATTAAATTCACCGCCACTTCACGCAGTTTCTCCACATCAGAGCATTCTGCAATGGCACGCTTATTAGCAGCCAGCGCAAAATCTCTTTCTAGACTGCGCTCAAATGGACCCATGGCAGCAATGTAAGGACGACCTTGATAGCTTAACTCTACCGGAATAGAGAAATGCGTGGACATTCTTTCAAAACCATTTGCTTTAGCCTAACCACACGAGGCTATGGCAAACAGTTTGTTTACAAGGTGGACGATGGGAAGAAAGCCGTAATTAAAGCTACGGAGCACCGTCCATTCCAGCTTCCACGCACTCCTCGCAACTACGATTGGCGTCCTGGCGAAGAAGTGGTGTATGTGCAGCCCACTGCAGCAGGATGGATGCTCACCAGCATTGTTGGCACTCTGATTGGCTTTGTTTTTAATAGTGGCAAGAAGCGGGCAGTAGTCATATGGCATTCTGAAACCAGCATTTCGCCTACAATCGGCTTGCAGCGTTTACGACCAGCCTCCCTGTTCCATGGCCTCAATTAGTTCTTCCTTGGACCCCTTGAACGATGGCATCAGCTTTGTGCGTCTTATTGACTGGATGGGCAGTTCTCTTGATATCGTCTGCGATGCTCGCCAATCTTTTGAGCAAAGCAGTGTTGAATGGTCGGAAAAAGACCAAAAACTCCTGAATTATTTAGTGAAGCACCAACATACCAGTCCGTTTCGTGGCGTGGTGACAAAATGGCAAGTGAAGGCTCCGCTTTTCATTGCTCGCCAATGGTGGAAGCATGTAATTGGTGGCACATATGCCAATGATCAACTTGGCTGGAACGAAAAAAGCTTTAGATATTGTGAAGCTGATAGCGAGGAGTTTTATATGCCTCGCGAATTTCGCAGACAAAGCGAAAGTAATAAGCAAGCCTCAGCCGGCCCGCTGGAAGGCCGTGCCCATGACTTGGCCATGATTGAATATGCCAAGGGCTTGCAGGCGGCCAAAGGCGCCTACCAGACGCTTCTGGCGCTAGGCGTGAGCAAGGAACAAGCTCGTGGCGTGCTGCCCACTTCGCTCTATACTTCTTTCACTTGGACCTGTAGCCTTCAGGCATTGCTTCATTTCATCAGCCTTCGCTCACCAGCGGACGCTCAGGGTGAAATTCAAGCCTATGCTCAGGCGCTGTCCCTGCTGGCCCGTCCTCTTTTCAAAGAAGCTTTTGACGCTTTTGAAACCAATGACTCTTCCTTCTGAAAACCGCCCCAAAATGTTTGATTCTATTGATAGCCCCTTCCATTACGGATTTGGCGGAGTGGAGGCTATTGAGGCCATGGAGGCTTCAATGACGCCAGAAGCTTTTCGTGGCTTCCTCAAAGGGAATGTCATGAAATATATTTGGCGCTATGAAAATAAAAACGGCCTGGAAGATTTAAAGAAAGCTAAATGGTATCTCAAGACTCTCATTTTTGCATTGGAAATGGAGCAGGAGAAAGAGGCGCTTGACGCTATTGAAAATAATTGCAAGGACGGTTTCTGCCCGATGCCCGGCGCAAGTAGTCCAGACACAATCGTTGGCGTGCGTTTCGATAATCCTTCCCCTGCCTATTCCTATTTCGATCCGATTAATGATCGCTAAGCGGCGCAAGATCCTTCTAGCAAAAAGCCCCCAATAATGGGGGCTTTTTCTTGCACGGGAATATAAAGGCCGTAATCCTCCGCATATGCTTCCAGGTTTTGCAGAGAAGTATGAGCGCTGACAAAGCTATTGCAATACACCCAATTCGTTAAGATTTCCTCTCGATGAGGAGTCCAAAATTGCTGAGGGCGCCACCATTCAAAAATAGGCTCCGCTCCTTTATCTAAATTACAGCTTTTACAAGATGGTACTAAATTATATTTAGCGAAATGAGGGCCACCTCTGCTTTTGGGAACAATGTGGTCCAAAGTAAGTTTTTCGTTCCATTTCCCGCAGTAGGCACAGGCACACTGCCCGAATGGTCCCCTTAGCGGATAATCCTCAAAAATACTCTTTCTAAAGCGTCGTCTTGCATCTCCAGGGCGAAGTTCAATGAGAGAATAAAGCAGCTCATCGGGACCATTCGCTATCTGCATGGGAGCATATTTAGTTTTCTTGCCACCAATCTAACGGCTAAATTTGCTCCGCTGAGAATGCCTATAATTGATAAATGCGCTACCACCAATGAAAAGCTTTCAAGAGGGACTGACTAATTTTGTAGCGACCATTACAGCAGGCATGCTGCTTTCTACTGGTGCCATGCTCATTACAGTGGGCAATCAACAGGTGAAGGTGGCCACGCAAATTGAAAGCATCACGGAGAAGCTCGATACTCTCACTGAAAATATTACGGCTTTAGAAAGTAGAGTGCGCTCTTTAGAAATTCGACGCTAGGCTATAAGCATACATTCGCTTATCAAACAATGAGCGGCGCTGAATGGTTTGTTATTGGCGGCATTCTTATTGCTGCTGCCGATCAAATTCTTGATCGTTCCCCCTGGAAAAGCAACAACGTGCTTCAGCTTCTCCTGGAAGGCTTGAAGACTGTTTTTCGCGTAAAGAGCTGAGGCTCGATCATGTGGGCTAGTGATAGAGCTTTCTGGGATGAATGCTTCCAGACGGCTCGACGTTGCGGCGCTCGCTATCCCGAGCTTGTCGCAGCACAATGCTGCTTAGAAAGCGGCTTCGGCAAGCGCACATCTGGCAAACATAACTATCTGGGGCTGAAGGGGCCGGGCACCGCCACAACCACGCAGGAGTGGTATGACGGCCAATGGGTGACAATTAAAGCAGGATTTATTGACTTTCCCAGCCTTGCTGCCTGCATTGATTACTTGGTCACGCGCTGGTACAAAGACTATCGTCATTTTAAGGGGATTAACAATGCTCCCAATCGCTATGCTGCGGCTCGATTCTTGAAGGAGCAGGGCTACGCTACGGACCCAGGCTATCCGGCAAAGCTGTCTAAGCTAATGAAGGAATATGCCCCAGAATCCACGAGGATTGCAATGATTGGCCCAAAGAAAAAGCCTCAACAGTTTGGCTTCAAAGAAGGCGATAGTCATTTAATTGTCAATGACATCACGGAGCGGATGAAAGGCTTTTCTTTTGAAGGCAAATTGCTATGGGAGATTCCGTGTTTGGCTAGAGGGCAATATGCAGATAATGAATATAAAATGCAGAGATCTGACACTCCCCCAGGTCTCTATCGCATTGGCACCATCTACAGGGACTATCTGACTGTCGGAAATAATCCTGCTTATAACCGTAGCCTGCTTTCTTATGGTTGGTTTTCTTTTGATCTCATTGATTTAGAAAAGCAAGAAAGCAGTAATGGGAGAGAAGGAATTATGATTCACGGTGGCGGAAGCCCTTGTGGGTGGCCTGCTGCATGGGCTCCAAGACAGAAGCTATTTGCCACACATGGCTGCGTGCGATGCCATAACATCGACCTTCGTGACAGAATCTTCCCCCTCACTGAGCAGGGAGCAGTTTTTGTAAGCGTGTATCAAGAAAGTCAATCATGACTAAGCAATCTTGGCTCAATGCATTGTGCTATGAATATGGCTTATGGCTGTCTTCAAAATGGCCATTTATTGCCTTCTATCCATGGTTCAAGCTGTTGATGGCAAATTGCAAAACGGACTGGGTGGAATGGAAAACAAAAATTGTGATGGAGAAAGTGGATGAGCAGGCAGCCGTATTGGTAAAGCAATGGGCGCAGGAGGAAAAGGAAGCAAAGGCCAATGCGCTTGCTCAACAAGCGCAAAAGCTTTTTCCTGAGGCCAAAATCACTGCCCTGCCTAACGCCATTGTTCCTTCTGTCCTCATTGAAAAAGCCCCGCCAGAGGATGCCAGCGAAGCCGTGAAGGCCCTCGGCGGAGAGCTTCGCATCACTTATCAGCTTAAAGGCCCAGAAGAGCCTTGAGGCGGTTCCACTTAGCCAGTTCTTCTTCGTGATAGTTGGTCCACGAAGCAATAGCATCAGCTAGTCCCTGCTTGGCTTTAACTGCATCCCCGTCCGCAATAAGCTCCTGAAGAGCTTCTGAAATCATTTCTGTTTTTTGCTCGTACCATTGATCATCAATAGAAGTAAACATGGCTCAAAAGCATTTGCCGCCATCTTAGCTCCTAATACGTGCCACCATCAATATCCACGCCGTCAATGGTGCCGCCGGTAATGCTCACATTATTAGCGTTTTGAGTGGCTATGGTGCCAAGACTGAGATTGGCACGCACGCCAGAAGCAGTGGTGGCGCCTGTGCCGCCATACGCAAGATCAATTGTCGTTCCCTGCCAAGTGCCTCCGCTGATCGTGCCAACAGTTGTCAGGCTAGATGACACCACACCAGCTCCAAGGGCAGTGGAGCTAAGCACTTGTGAAGCATTGATGTAATAAGCCTTCCCGTTTGCAAGGTCTAAATGTTCGCTACTAGTCCATGCATCAGTTGTATTGGACCAATTGAAAGTCTTGTCTGTACTCCCCTTAAGAACTAAGCCACCACCATCAGCCGAAGTATCAGAAGGAGATGCAATACTGCCCAGTTCAATATTTTTATCGTCAACTGTAATTACAGTGCTATTGACAGTGGTTGTCGTACCATTAACGGTAAGATTGCCACCAACAACCACATCACCAGTGGTGGTTATGCCGCTAACAGTGCCAAAACTAACAGTGCCATTAAACGTTTTATTGCCCGTAATCGTCTGATTGCCACTTAAGGAAACAAAAGCGCCATCGCCGCCAATTGCAACAACTTGCGTGGCACTACCACCAGCTCCACCAGTGCCATAGCCATAGTACAAAATACCATTGCCAGCATCACTTTCGTTATATGCAAGTTCAGCATTAGCCAAACTTGCAGGGGCTCCAGTGCTACCACCAGCAGCGCGACGTTTAATTCGTATGGTATTAGCCACTAAAAATTACCCCCATCCGTGAGTGAC